TTATACATGACGATCTGATGGAGTTGCAAAGACTTCAAGTACACCTACGCTATTACCATCATTCTTTCTGCGCATTATTAAATAATTATAAATATCTGTCCATTTTGGAACGTCCGTAACAGTAGCACACCCTAAAGAATGTTGGCCAGTATGAAGATAGCGATCACCACTATGACCAATGCGAAACCAAGAACAAGCATAAATTGATTGTGATTCATAAGATTCTGCCAATTTATGAACTTCATCTGGTATCTCAAGATCGTGACTGCCTACAGGAACAGGATTAGAGGGATCTGTCATAATACTGATAGGTCCAACCCAACCAGGACCTAAAAAATAAAAGAGTTCACCAGTGCTTAGAATATAATGAATTAACCCTTGCGATATTGTAGAATCACCGTCTACTAAATACGAACCACCATCACTCTTAAGCTTAACGCTAGCATTCTTTGTTGCCGAACGTCCTTCCATAATTACAAAGTAATCCCTATCACCTTGTGTTTGCTGAAAATCAACACGTACGAACTGAGGCAAAGGTGGATATGTTGAACCATCACTATACTTAACAATTATCCAACCCTTTCCATCAGCATTGGATATATATTTTGTGCTCATAAAACCCCTCATTCCTTATAATAACTTATTGAGTATAGATTTCTAATTATTACTTATGATGGACAAGTATTATTTAAATTATCCCTCAAGTATCTGTATAAAAACTGACGCTCCACTGCCTTAATCATCAGCGTCTACCAATGATGTTTTTTGAATCTGATCAAAGGTAATACGCTTTTTTGATATATCTGTATCCAAAACAGCAATTCTTTTTTGTACGTATCAACACCAGTTATTAACCCTACCTGGTTTTGAAGTATATTATGGTTCCATAGCGTTAATTTAACTATTTTTCGCAATTTAAACGCACGTTGTATGGTTTGTTCTATTTCCTCTAATTCCCACTCAGTTAAGTCACGTTTTTTATCGTAGTATTGTTCTTTTTTCCACTCTTTCAACTGAACTAAGTGTTCAGGTAACATCAACGATGTCCATTTCATATTCCCACGATCATGTAACATACAAATCACTCTCCATTAATATTCGATATCTGAAATTTTTAGGATATCTAAGTAATGTACCTTGTGAATATTCATGTACTTATCTTTAATATGGATTAATTTAGTGTTTGCATCCATTTTCGTTACTGTACCTGTTAGTGGCCATTCCCATTTGTAAATGGTGAATATTTTAATTTGGTTTCCCTCCATTACTTCAATTAATGTGCTTGCGATTTCTTCTAAATCAAATTCATCTCGGTCCGGGTGCTTCGGTTCTTTCTTTTTAGTAGGCGTTTTAGTTTTAGCAGCCAAAGTAATATCTACTTATACAGAACATTTGTTTGTATAAAAAACAGAACAATTGTTCTGTTTCGGGCAATAAAAAAATGCCCAGGCTCAAATTTATTTGAGTGCCAGGGGATACTAAGTTAACAGATAACTAATTAAAGTTGTCTGTTTTTTTAATATGTACATTGGTCTCTCAATTTCCTAAAATGGAAATATAGAGGGAGGAATTTACATTGCCATTTTTATATTCAACACCGTTTAATAATGAAATTAATTTAAAGTTAGAGGATATATTAGAACAATACCCTAAAAAAATAGTAGTTCTTGATACAAATATCTGTGTATACCTAAGAGAGTTTTACAATAACCCAAGTGAATTTATCAAAAAATATTCTTCCATAATTGAAGATTTGATAAATTTATTAGGTAAAATTGAAAGATATGACTTAGATGTGAGTTTTGGAATAGGGTTAGATGAGTCATGTAGAAATTTAGATAGCTTCGAACTCCAACAGGAGAAGCAAACTCAGATGAGAGAGTCTATCCTCAATTTATTAAATCTAGATTCATTTGCACTAATTCAATTAATCTATTCCAATCAAGTTATCGAATCTATAAAAGATATAACCAAAAAAGGTAAAAGTAAGATTGAAGCGTTAAAACATCAAGATAGTTATTTTACAGGTTTAAATATTCCCACATATGCATGTATGTTAAAGATTTATTTATTAAATTTAGATTTGAAAAGTAATAAAATTAATAGACTTCAAGCATTTGAAGAAGTTATTAAATTTATGGATCAAAAATTAGATTTAGTAGGTGCGTCGATTGCCACCTTTGCTTTTCATTATTTTGGAGGTAATAAATTAATAAAGAACATCCTAAACAAAAGTGCTAAAAATGAAAATGAAGTTATTCACAATATATGGAATGCTTCACTTGATGTTTGTATCCCCTTAATAGTATCTAATCACTATAGTGAGGAAGATGGTATTCCAATATTAGTGACTGCAGATAAAGGTTTAAATAAATTAATAGAATTAATTAGTTTAAATAATATCCTTACTGTCGATGGTAGAATCGCAAGGGTTCCCCAATTAACAAGTTTTACAGAGGAAGGAACTACTTGGACTGAAGATGAGTTGGAAAAACTTGAATATTTATCATTTCAACTTTTTATGAAGAGAATGAATAAAATAACTAATCCTGATAATAGTGAAGAAACAATTAATAGTGAAAAACTAAAAATAAAAAAAATAGTAGAGAACCTTGAAATGTCTATTTTGAGCCAAGAATAAATATTAAAGACAAAAAGCCCAGGCCCTATTACCAATTTGGGTAAAGGGCCATTGCTGTTTAAAAGCTACGTTGTGCAATGATGATCTTTAAACCTTCAAAATCTCCGCCAGTTAATGTACCAGCGTCAAATTTATCTAGGTGTGACTTATCAATAAGCTTTTTATCTACTGCTTGTTTAATGTAGTCACGTACAGCAGCTTTAGTTGTCTCGTTTGTGAATTTCATCGTATCATCATCCTTTTCTGTTGGTTTTTGTATTTCCATTGGCTTCATTGTTTCTTCAATCCGTTTCAAGAAACTATTCCAACGATCTTCTGCCAATATACGGTGCGGACAATACTTGCCGTTCCAATATTGATGCTTCTTAACTCGCTCAATGCCCCAACCGAATTGTTTTAATAGCTTAGAAATGTATTGAACAGCGTTTTCCTCTGCAACTCCATAACGCAAACCACCACTTTTGCTGTAGCAAATCTCTACTCCAATAGAAATACGATTGCCCTTTTTTTGTGCATTAGGGTCGGTGCTACCTCCACCATCACCACAATGCCAAGCATTACGGTTAAAAGGAATTGCTTGAATAACCTCTTTATCATCCACAGCAACATGGTAAGACACCTGATTATTGTTATTAATCATGTATTCAATTTCCTTTGCTGCAGTAGCATCATTGGCTGTGTTGTGCACTGTAATAAATTGAGGCACTATGGTGTATGGCGCCTTGATTGAATATTTGCTTGCTAGTAAGAAGGTTTGTTTAAAAGTGTAAGCCATTACTGCTCACCTTCTTTTTTTGCCGCCTTTAACAAGTCAAATGTACCTGACGCTGTTAATCCTGCAATAAACCCAGCCATTAACATGACATACATTGGATATTCAGCTAACGGCCATAAAACCAAACCAATAAAAATACCAATCACTACCGATGTGATTGGCATGTACTGTGTATTAAGGTTAAATGTCTTTTTTAGTACCTCTGCAACTGCTAAGACATTTGCGACCATCATCATTGCAATCATAAAAATGTTTGTTAAAATCCATTATTCATCATCCTTCTCTTTGTTTTTATAAGTATGTTTTTCCATACGGTCCATACGTCCTTCTAACGATGTTAAACTACGACTGATTCCTTGCATTGCAGTTGCTTGCTTACCTTGTGCTGCAGTTAAAGCTTCTAAGTTTTCTGTTAGTTTTTGTTCTCGTTTTGCTGAATTCCAAAAAACATACACTACTAAGCAAATACACAAAATCGACCATACAACCTGCGAGTTTGCTATATGACTTGCTGTAGTTACTGCGGATACAATATCCATTCAATCACCAATCCTTTGCCCTATTTAAAATAAAAAGCCATGAGAAGCATCGAGATTCAGTAACATGTACCGTTGCCCATCTCGATTGCCCTCATAGCATATTAAAAAGCACCCTCGGATTGAGAGTACTTAATGTCATATGGAAAAAATGCTCTATTAACAACTAATATTATTCATATTAAATATTCTGCCAATTTAGTTACAATCGGTGTTGCCACAGTAATATGATCTGCAGCGTTTGACATAAAATTTTTATACTTTTCAGTAAAAGTAGTTTTACCTACAGATTTTTCCATATCATTTACTAATTGTATTAAACTTTGCTTCACATCTGATTTATCAATCTGTTCCAAAGCTATCCTTAAATCATTAAAAACATTAAAAACATTATCTTCAGTTGAGATGATTCTCATATTACTGGTTGAATTATCTATCTCTCCTCCATCCATACTTCCTACTAAACCTCCAACATTAGTAGCAGAACCGTTAATAAAAATTGCCCCTTCAGCATGAGAGTTTACTATTTTACCACCATTCATATTCCCAACCAAGCCACCGATATTTGTTTTCATAGTCTATCACCAATCCTTTCATTATTAATATCTCATACGAAAGGGAATGGAAAAAGTTTCATATAAATAAAAATAACGATAAGCCTATGCTTGTGTTTCTGTTTGTGTAGCTGATACTGGCAACACACTAATTATAATGTGTTTATTAATGATAGCCCCACCAATATTCACAAAGTTAATCTTCTGGTCATTGAGTGTTGCTGTAAATGCTATTGCATCAAACTCTGCATTCGTTAAATTAATCGCTTGTCCATTGTTTAATTGTACTTGATAATTCATGATATCATTCTCCTTTTATGTTAGTGCTACGGAACCTTTTGTTGAACCGTCAACTTGCACATATAATCTTCCGTTTGAGTAAGAGATACCTATACCCGACGAATTCGCTCTTGCAACTCCTCGAACAGTTGCAAATGAAAAATCTACCGTCCCGTTAAAATCTGTAATGCCACCACCTGTTCCGATGGTTATATCTGCGGAACTCAAATTAATTTCTTGAGCGTTAAATTCCATACCATAACCTGAACTATTGATACGATTAGAATTGTTGAATACTAAAGATTTAAAACCACCACTTTTACCCAAATACAAATTGTTCCCTACTGTAGCATCAGTGCTAATGTCAATCGTGGCACCTTCTATCCTTCCAGCATAAATCGTCCCTAAGTTACCACTTATATCAGAAAGAACACTGACAGCACCAACTAAATTGATTTTTGAAGCCTGTATAGTGACTGACGTTGATGTTTGGTTAATCAACGATGCTATTGTATTACCGTTGTAATCTGTTGAGAAACCTTACTACTGATTTGACCAGCTTGTTGAATGATGGAACTTTCAGCAGTCCCCAGTCGATTGTCTACACTCGATACACGGGTTGATATCTGCCCAACCTCAATAGATAAAGAAGACACTTGTGTTTGAGTGCTATCAGCTTTACGTTCTACCCTTGTAACCTCTGCTGTTATGCTATCAGCTCGGATGTTGAGTTGAGCCACCTCGTTAGTAATACGGTTGTTCACACTCAAGTCAGCTTTAATATCAATAGCTGCAATACTATGGTTGATGCGCTTTACTTCTAAGCGAATATAAGATTCCGTTTGCGTAAAGGATGACCGATATTCCTTAATCGACTCCTTTAAAATCTCCTTTGTTTCGGTTAATTCATCAGACAAAGTTTGAGGCAGGGCATTACCGATTACAACGGCCACAGTCTTAAATTCATCAGTCTCTTCATCAATAACTTGTGTGATCTCTAAAATACGAGTCTGCATTTCATAATCCCAAGGCTCATAGATTAGCCAGATACGCTCCCCGAGCTGTTTATCCAAAAGTTCAATGGAATTCAACTCAATTGATAATTCAGGTTGATCTTTTAACGACTTTCGAGCCTTATCCATCAAATTCTCTGAATCTGAAAAACGTTCATCGCTCATATCATCAGCATCACGGATACCCCATTTAGCAGCCTGTGGTGACGTGTAACGGACAACAAGGTTATCTTTTCCCTTTGCACTAATACGAGTCCTTAGATTGTCTGTATTAACTGATTTAGACAGTTCAACAATGTTCACCGTATTGGTATATAAAGTCGTTATCTGGGCCAAGCATTTTGCTAAAATGAATGTTGCTGTTTGATGTGATCTCATACTCGCATTCAAACGCTTCACAGATTTGATTCACTAATTTAACGATATTGTCATTCCCGAAAGCCTCTATATAACCATATTCGTCAAAATCACTTGTGAAGGTCCAGTTTGTATTACGTAATGCAAAAGTGGCAAATTCATTTAAGGTTTTATGCCCGCCATTGGTGCCCTCTTGCCTGCGCCAGATGTTATCAAAAAAGATATGCTGTGCAAAAACTGACTTCACATTTCCTCGGGATTTCCTTTGTAGTTGCTTTATCCTAAATTGAAAGCCTCCAGCCTCGATAATACTTTCCTCTGCGATCAGTTGAAATGAATGTGGGTTATCACGTTCACTTGCATCCAAGGTCAGTTCAAATACACCATCGATGTTTTTTCTTACAACTGGCTTGCCTCTACATACCAAAGCCTCTGTTAAGGTACCTTCATAGTTAGTGATTGATAGCATCGTATCACCTTCTTTCACAATAAAAATACGCTACTCGGTGTGAGTAGCGCTTACTGAACAATATGGAACTAAGCTATAGTAAATTTTTAATTATTCTCACCCAACCAAAAATTGAAATCCAAAGAACAATACTTAATATCAAGCCGTTAAAGACTCCTACAAAAAATTTATTTTCTACATTTACCACTCCTTATGTTAAGGATTGGTAAATTGATTTGTTATTAAACGCCTATTGTTTATATAGACTATAATTTACAGCACTTCACATCCATTCAGGTAAAAGAAAAATCATCCTTAATAAAGGACACTTTTATGAAAATTGATATTAAAATTCATATGACTTACTTAAACATGGTGGAAGAATACATCATCGCTTAAAAAACTTATTGTAAACATATCTTGAAAATTTAACTCCATTATTATCAACATATACAGTCATTATTTTAGAAATTACAAAGATCAAAATGAGTGATACTAAAAAGCTAATAATGAAATTTGCATGATAACCGAATTTATCACTTAGAAAAAGTGTCAACTTTCCGGAGAAAGAAAATAAAGTGATGAAATGGAGTAGATACATAGAAAAAGAAATTTCCCCTAAAAACTGAAAAGGTTTTAATGAGAATATTTTTTGAAGTATTTTTGAATTTAACAATACAATCAAGAGAATGGTTGCTCCTAAGATATGACACAATAACATCGAGTAATATCTACCACCTAACCATTCAAATGTCAAATAATTGTATAAACTATTACTAGTATCTACAACTTGTGGATATGATCCTAAAAATAATCCGACAAGTATTAATAAGACTGTGCAATAAACATTCCTAATAGGATTAAATATTCTTGTTCTGTTATTGTAAACATCACTTATTATTAGTCCTAATAAAAATGCTAAGTAATACGTTTTTGCAAAAAAGATGATTAATAAAAAATAAATTATGAATCTATTTCGTAGCTTTCCTATTAATAAAGCTAGTGAATAAACAAGTAAAGAACCTAAAAATTCAATTTTCATTGTCCAAAGGACTGCATTATATGATGTAGTGTCAACTCCGTAAACAAAAGTATCTACAAATGACTTTTTAATCATATCAATAAGCGAAGCCTCGAAATTATAATAATTCGGTAAATACCAGTACCCTTTTGTATAATTTGCTAACTCATTATTTGAAAATAAACTAAACTTCAATATCAAATAAGCTATTGTACATGAAAATGCTACAGGAATTACTAATCTAATATATCGTCTTATGGCTGAGGAAATAATAAATTCGTTTTCCCCGCTTTTGAAAAACTTATTAGTTAATACAAAACCACTTAGTACAAAGAAAATCATTACTGCAAAATAGCCATTAAATATTAAATTGAAGGGTGTGTCTGCTAATTTTACATCAATAAAATTGTTAAAATGGGAGTCATTAATATTCGCAGTTAGTAGTGCTGGGTAGTAAGCATTCATAAAATGCCCAAAGACTACCACTAATGCTGCAAATCCTCTCACACCATCTAAGTAATTAATTTTTTCTTTCATATATCCCTCACTGATTCTTTTAATATCATAAAAATAACTATACCACAATATGACTATTTTCTTTAGATAAGAATTTATATATTTTCAACTGTCACTCAATAATTGGAGAATTGTGGTGTATCAAGTATCATATCAGCTTCTTTTTTATTTATATAGATAGGGACATAACTTCTAACCTTTATTGAATTAATTCTTTTCATCAACCACATATTTAATACAAAACTGTACATCTTACATACCTCCAGTTAAATTATATTCAATTCCATTAAAAACATCAGAGCTTCTTCTACTGACTTAAGACGCTCTTTCAATAAAGAATTCTCGTCTAAATCAAAAATCTCTTCATCATCAAATTTAAATAAAGAAAAATCAGTTATACCTTGAAATGAGAACACTTTTAAATTATCAATATATCCAGTGATACTATTGTCTTCTTTAACTATTCTCTCTGCTTCATAAAACTCACCAAGAAATTCAAGTTTCCTCATCTAACTACACCTCCAGAATCTATAACCTCCATTATTGCAGCGATGGGTTGAACATACGATTTCCCAATCACCCCACCTTGAATTACTTTTAGTCCAATCACATTCGTACCGTTACCTACTGACCAAGACATTGAGCTAACCACTGAACATCTAACCTCTAAAGCAACTTCCTTGTTTTCACAAATACACCCTGAACTTGTGCCAGTTGAACCTACTTCAAACAAGAATCCAATTTTATCAGAGTTAATTACGGTATCACTACACCAACCAAAGAAAACAAATGAACTATTTATTGTGTAAAAGCCAGCTCTGTCACTACCTTTGTATGTTGATTTTAAAGAAAAAATATCAATTCCATTTCTACAATTGTTGATATAAAGTGAATCGATTCTATACAAATTTGAATTGTTAGTATTTTGTACATCTACTAATCCATCGTATGCTGTTATAACTAATCTACCTTGACCATAAAATCCTTCCACTTTTATCTGTCCTTCTGAAGAATAATCACCAGGTAAAATTCTTATCTTTGAAGTTCCTTTTATATATTTCTTTAATTTATTTATTGCTGTTTGTATACTTCTATCACCTTTTAGACCTTTAATGGTGCCTACATTGGTCCAATCATTTGTAGTATCTGACCACACATATAAATCACCGTTAATTAAGTAGGCATCCCCTGGTTCCCCCAGTGGTGGTAAAGCACTTTCATCCGGCAGGGTGCCTAAAATCCTTACCCCTGTACCCTGCTCGCCTTTCTCTCCTTTTTGAACAAACATCGCCCAATCAGCATTAGATAGCACAGGAAATGATGGTGGCTTAACACCTTTATTATCACGCAAGGCCATATAACCGTTACCTTCTAAAGTAACGAAGTTGTTCTTTTTATATTGGGTTTCGGTGTTCCATTCTTTTAAATTTACTAACCCTTCTACGTTCGGTAAAACTACATTTATTGCGTCAGTAGCTGTCTGTGCTGCTTTTGTCGCTTGATTTGCTTTATCTGTTGCTGTACTTGCATCTTGAGTAGCTTGTACAACATCAATCTTTAACTGCGACAAGTCAGAAGCCTCTAGATTGGCGTTATCTGCTGTCTCTTGGGCAAGTACAGCTTTTTCGTTAGCGTAATTGGCTTTCTCTTCTGCAAGCAAAGCACTAGCTTTCGCTAATTCTGTGGCTGCTGCAGCTAATGCTGTCGCTTCTTCCGTTGCTGTTTTAGCAGTTCTAGCCTCTTGTGCTGCAGTTAACGCTTGCTGAATGGAATCGTTTAGGCGCTCTAGTAATTCCCCGATATTTTCACCAGTCAGCATATCAATTTGTTGCTGAAGGTTATTAACTTTTTCAAGCATTTCCTCTCTCAAGTTATCGGTCAAACCATTGGCTTCACCGATTAAGGCCTCTAACAGCCCGAAATTATAATTTAAATCGTCTTGCCATGGATTTGTTGTACTCGATTTGAGCTTTGATCCGTTCTTCTGTACCTTCTTTGAACAAACTAGTTGCATACTGCCAGTAAGCAGCTTGTTCTTTGGTAGACCACTTTTCCAACCCTACTTGATGTTCTGCATATTCTTTTAGCTTGTCGTACTGCTTTTTTGCAGACTTAGCACGAATAGCATCAATCTTTTTAGCCTTTTCTTTTTCAATCTTTTCAAGAGCTGATTTTTCATCATCATGCAATTTCAGGATTTGGCGTTGTTGAGCAACTGTTAGCTTTTTCTTTTTGTCATTAGCTTTAGCATTAATCTCAGTTATTTTGTTGTTCGACTTCTTTGTTGCCTCTGCTTTTTTCTTCGCATACTCTGCTTCGACTGTTTTAATTTCCTTTTCGATTTCTTTGGTTTTCGAATCAAATATTTTCTTAGCGCTATCTACACTAGATGCTTTTTGTTCGATAGGTCTGATTAATAAATCCTGTGTGATGTATCCCTCTTTGACAAGGGAGAGTGTAGCCCCTGTACTTTATTAGATTAATGTGTCCATTGACTACACTCCTTTACCTATAGTTGTTCGTCTAGATGAAACCCTGTTACTTTGGTTCCTATCTACATATTCACTAATCACATCACCGTCTAATTCCACAACAAAATCCAGTTTGCTAATTAAGGAACGAATTTACTACGAGGATAAAATTGCTGAGACAAAGCAAGCAATCCACGACCGACTAATGACCTTAAACGAGGAGTACATTAGCAAAATAAAAGATGTCCAACAGGCTGAAATAGATGGAGTAAAAGAACTTCAAAAAGCTTACCAAGATGCTGAAGATGCACGTACTAAAGAGATTACTAGTGCGATAAGCATCTTTGATGAATTTGAGCGTAAAACAGATGTGTTTGGTTCCAAACTTATTGAAAATTTACGTGGTCAAGTAGATGCAATGCGTGATTGGGCAACTGATCTTCAAATGTTAGCCTCTAAAGGTATTGATAAAGGCTTACTCGCTGAGTTACAAGCTCTTGGTCCTAATGCACAAGCAGAGATTTCTGCATTAAATAAACTTTCCACAATACAAATCGTAAAGTGTTGGTATTGAATCCCGGCTGGAACACCATCAAAATAAGTGGTGCAACTTTTTGCGCCCCTAGTGGGTTCATGTCCTTTTTAATCGAATCATGATTTGCAATTAACGCAAACGTAGCACTCGTTAAGATAGCGCGTGTTGGTTCTGTACCAGTACGCTTACGCACAGCCTTCTTCCAAGCCAAAATATCTTGAACCGGTGTAGATGTCGCTTGATCCCATGTATCAGTACCAGTTAATGTTTCGAATTGATCTGCTGCCAGTTTGTAATCATACGTATGATATGCACCTTCTGAAGCAATTTGAATTTTACCCTCTGACAATAATTGCATGCGCATACGTTCTGTTGTCGCTTCTGCACCATCTACAAGTGTTTTCATGTCATCAAATACAAATTTAATGACTGCATCAGCCATTTTTGTTTGTCCACCTTGTAATAGTGTGTTGATTTGCTGACGTTCTTTTTCTTTAACTATCATTCTTTCACGGAAGAATGGCATTTCAGTTTGAATAGCAGAAACTCCAATGCGATCACGGACAGGGGCTTGTGCATCAAATGCAGATGACTTTAAAGCTACTGGCAATCCAGCGCGCCCTTTTAAATACGATAAATCTAGTCCTAATTGTTTGTCAGCTGGGAATAAAGCTGCGCCCAACGCTGGCTTCTTGTTTAAATTTGTTGTAACGATAAAATCAGCAATGTTACCAGCTGTCACTAAATCATAAATTGTTGGCATACTCTTTCACTCTCCTAATCTTATTTCATGAATGTAATTTGTTATAATGCACCAATTGCCTCAGCAGATGGGTGTACTGGAAGTTTTGCTAAATTAACAAAACCATGAATCACGACTGCCCCAACTGCCGGTCCATAGGTAACATCAACATCATATCGACTTACACCTTCTGCCGTAGCATCGTTTGTTGCCTTTGCTTTCACTGAAAGATCAGCAAGCATGCCTCCACCAACAATCGTTCCAGCAGGAACAATCTTCTTGCCATCATCATTCGCTGTAATTCCTGTATCATCAAATGTTGCTGTCATTGAGACATGATGATCAGGGTACTTCAAAATCTCTTTACCACTTGCGTAATCTGTAACTACAAATTTCCCCATTATCACTCACTCCTGTTATTTAAAATAATGTCCTTGTGCTTCCTCTGCCTGCTGCGTTACTTCAGTACCATGAGCTAACTTTGAACCATAAGAAGGTTCATTTCCTCCTGTATGACTGCCACCACCAGGATTGCGAGTAGAACCTTTCATACGTTCTTCCACGCTTGCTTGAACAAATGCATCGAAGTCCGTTTTAAACTCGTCTAAAAACGTATTTGTAGCCGTTTCATCAGCTGCTAAAAACTTGTCAGCGTACTTAGTAGCAAATTTCGCATCATAACCTTTTTCGGTCATATACTTGATTGCACTTTCACGCAATGCAACACGCTGTTCTTTCTGTTCGTTTTGCTGTAGTTTTTCTTCAAGTTCACGAATACGTTTTTGTTCTGGTGTTTCTTGAGGATTTCGCTTTGATACTTCCTCATCGATTAATCCTTGTAGGTGGTTAGATTTCCATGTTTCTAAAGCTGTATTGTGGTATTTATCCTTCTCGGAATCTAATTCACTTTTAACTGTTGCGTTCGCTGTTGCTGCCGTTAATACGTCTCCTCTCTCCAAAGATTTGAAAATATGTTGAATGAAAGCCGACTTGTCACCAGCCTCAACGAGTGTTTTTAATTCTTCAAAATTGACTTGCATGTGTTTTCCTCCTGTCCTTCGCACGCTTACGCCCACGAAACACTTAGTCATTTGTTCTTTATAGGTCTACAAATGCTGAAAAAGACATAATTAAAAGCCGATAACATTTAGTTACCGACTTTGTATGTTAGTTGTTACGCTAATTCATTTGCACAAGCTCATCCTACCACTCCTTAAATTGGCGTGGAAATATCCCAATTAGGAATCTGCGTTTCTTGCTTCTCTTGTAATAGAGTTTGCCATAAATCACTATTCACTATTGCTAGAATAGCATCCATCTCTAAGAAAGTTATTTGTTCAATCCTCTTGTTTACTCTTTCATAAACATCTTCAATGCTTGCGAAATCTTCCCATGGTTTCATTTTATCAAAATGAATATCTCCTATAGTTTGATACATATTATCTTCAATTTCATATGGGTCTTTAAATACTTTACGCATCATCTCGTTTACCACACGGTAAGTTTCCTCTGTTGTTAATGGTCGGTTGCTTGAAATGTTAGTCATAAATCCTTCTCCTTTGATTGTTATTGTAATTTGTTGTTCTAATACCTATTAGAACCCTGCTTTATCAAATATAGTAGAAGCAATAATTTAGTCACTATTTCCTTCCTCCTTCCTTTAGGCATAATAAAAAGCCACATAAAAGTAATGTGACTGTTATTGATTCAAATCTTCAATTTGTCTTTGAATAATATTTATTTGATTTTTTAAATAGGTATCAAATGATTTAAAATTATCATTTCTCACATTTAAGATATCGTGTAATATCAATACATTTCCAGGTAAATATTCAGCTTGAAAAGCTTCTAACTCAGCAATATCAATATGCATGTTATTTATATCTCTATTAAACTTTAAATAATCAGCAATGTACCCATCTCTTAATATCTCATAATTTATACTATTAACATTACTAACTATCCAATAAAGGTCTTTCTCACTGAATTTTAATTGAGTACGTAAATCAAAAATACGGTAAGGATCAGCGTATATTTTTCTTTAAAATGTCTAACAAATTCCATAGCTTCTTCATTTAGTTTCTCCAGAATCACTAAATTGTGTAAGATGCTCTCTTTTCTCTGTTTTTTTCTTTTTGCTTTTCGTGCTCTATTTGTTTATTCATTTGATAAGTAGCAACAACATAAGCTCCTAAAGCTCCCAGAGCTCCACCTATCATACTTAAAACGCCACCTATAATAGTTGCTTTATCATCACTTTGAATACCAAATACTTGTATTATTGATGCGTATAAGACTATTAAGAAAAGTCCTATTGTAATTAATAAGATTATTGTGATTGATTTTTTTTTCATTTAAATTCCCTCCACACTTATCATAGTGCGAATGGAATGATATGTCACTATTTGTAATTTGAAGCATAATAAAAAGCCATCTATTCAATTGACTAAATCTATTTGTGGATATGTTTGAAATACAGCCGTTCCTTTTCATCTACTTTACTTGATCGAGAATATTCCATTTCTACACCTCTCCACATAATTTTTTCTTCCACTCTTCATAACTCATAAATGGTACTACAACACGTGGAGGCTTCACCTCTTTGTACGCCTTATTAAAAGCTTGTTTGTAAGTTAACCCTAAATCAGACATATAAGCATCAATACGAACAGCCAATTGCTTTTGGTAGGTATCGTCCATGTAGTCTCTGCCTCGTCGATAATCTGGTAACTTGCCATTCACCATATATATTTTGTGTCAGCGACACTGAATATCCATCGATGCAATGCCCCATAACCTTGGTGCTTTTGATTTCCATTTACCATAATGATAGTAGCCATCTTTATCAGCTTTCTGACCATCTAGCTTTCTATGTGACTTACGAACCCTTGTATCAAGCGATGACATCCAGACTTTAGTGAGCCGTTTTAATTGTACTAATACTATTATCTATTGTGTTTTTCGGCGAAGATATATTAGAATTTTTCAAAGATGCCCTTCCTGAAGACGATTTCTCATATTGTGCAGTAGTTTTTTGATTAGCAGTTTAAGCTCGCTATGCTAATCTAAATTAATAATCGAAACCGTAATAATATGTTAAGATTGACTTATATAAAATTAAAGGAATGATCTTATGAAAAAAGCAGTCAAATTAGCTTCCTAAAATTATCTAGATTTTAAATTTTAGGAGGCTTTATAAGTTGAAATTCAATAAAATTGATATTAATAATTGGGAACGAAAAGAAATTTTTAATCATTTCTTAAATCAACAAACGAGCTTTAGCATCACCAGAAATATTGATATTACTGAACTTTATAAAATTACAAAAGATAAGGGATATAAATTCTATCCTGTATTCATCTTTTTAATTACTCACGTGGCAAATTCAAATAAACATTTTAGAATGAACTTTAATTCTGCTGGAGAGTTTGGATACTGGGATAAGGTAGTCCCAATGTATACTATCTTTGATAAGACATCAGAGTTATTTTCAGCCATTTATACAAATACAGATGAAGGTTTTAAAAAGTTTTATGAGAACTATATTTCCGATACTGAGAAGTACAATGGTACAGGAAAACTGTTTCCTAAAACACCGATACCTGAAAATGTCGTCCATATTTCTATGATTCCATGGACTTCTTTTACTGGTTTTAACTTAAACGTGAATAATAGCCCAAATTATTGTTTGCCGATAATCACTGCAGGTAGGTTTATCAATAAAACTAGTAATATTTATTTACCTTTATCCTTGCAGGTTCATCATTCTGTCTGCGATGGTTACCATGCAGCTCTATTTATGGATAGATTTCAGACTCTTGTAGAAAATGAGTTTCTTATATAA